TCATGGCTAAGTCTCCAGCTTGGCAAAGAAAAGAGGGAAAAGACCCAAAGGGTGGGCTTAATGCAAAAGGCCGCGCTTCTGCCAAGAAGCAAGGGATGAACTTAAAGCCTCCTGCTCCAAACCCTAAAACGGATAAAGATGCAGCGAGGCGTAAGTCATTTTGTGCGAGAATGACAGGTATGAAGAAGGCTAACACCTCCGCTAAAACCGCTAAAGACCCGAATAGCAGAATTAACAAAAGCCTGCGGGCTTGGAATTGTTGAGTAAAAAATCATGGCAAATACCAGTGTAGTTTCTTCCGTCAGTCGTCTGGGCAAATATGAGCCGTTTCATATACAGGTCTCTCGTGGGCAGATCACGATGCACTCGACGGTCATTGTGTTTGGGTACAACCCCGACGTAGACACATCTGAAGAATCTGTATGGCCTGATGGGGGCACGGTTCCTCATCCAACAGTAGCATCAGTGCTCAAAATTAGCTCATCTAGTACGAACGACGCGGCTGCGGGTACAGGGGCAAGAACAGTTACGATTGTTGGGCTTGATGGTGATTTCAACGAAGTCAGCGAAACTGTAACCCTAGATGGGCAGACAGCGGTAAACACGACCAAAAGTTATCTCTATGTAAATCAGTTCTACGTGACTTCTGTCGGATCAGGTGGAGCCAATGCGGGGAATATCAACGCGGGTACAGGCATAGTGACTTCGGGTGTTCCAGCCGTGCTGTATGATATTATTGCAACAGGGTTCAACAACCGTACTACGGGCCATTACTGCGTTCCAGCAGGGTACACAGGATACATGCTACAGGGGCTTTTTTCTGCTGGGCAGGCATCTGGTAACTCCTCCGTTACTGGGTTTTTGAAGCAGCATGGGACGGACGACATTCTCCGCGTGGGTGCCGTGACAGCCGTCAACAATGGTACGGCAGATTACCTGTTTGAACTTCCTTACAGAATCCCTGAAAAGAATTGCGTCGGGGCCACAGCGATAGGTGCAGCGGCAAACAACTCGGTCAGTTCGTACTTCAATATTCTGTTGATTAAGAACAACGGTCAAACCTAATGGCTAAAGAAATTTGGGATAAGGAGCGCCCTAAAGGGCTAGGCAAACCAAAGAAGCTAAGTTCTGCCAAGAAAGCCTCAGCTAAAGCTGCAGCGAAGAAAGCAGGGCGACCTTACCCGAATCTCGTTGATAACATGCGGGCAGCTAAGAGTAAAAAATGACCACTTCAGGCACAGCGACTTGGACTCCTGATTTTGCCGAAATTATCGAAGAAGCCTTTGAGAGAGTCGGGGTTGAGGTACGCACGGGTTATCAGTTCAAAACGGCGAGGCGCAGCCTCAATTTGCTGTTTCAAGAATGGGCTTCGCGTGGTCTAAACCTATGGACAATCGAACAGGGTTCTTTGAATTTGAGCGTGGGCGTAAGCAATTACCCTCTCCCTGCAGACACCATAGACCTGATTGAAACCGTTGTACGGCAGAATGATGGCAATCCCACCACGCAAGTAGACCTGCAGATAGCTAGAATCAGTGTCTCTACTTATGCCACAATCCCCAACAAATTGGCTACAGGCAGACCCATTCAGATTTTTGTAGACCGCCAAACGGATGCACCGATAGCGAGAATCTGGCCTGCCCCCAATGTAGACGGGTACAAGCTGGTGTATTGGAAACTCCGTAGAATGGACGATACCGGTTCCGCAGGTACGAATACCGCCGATATGCCGTTCAGATTTGTTCCCGCTTTGATCGCGGGACTGTCTTACTATCTCTCTATCAAGACTCCTGAAGCCGAAGGCCGAATCCCGATGCTGAAGCAAATATACGACGAAGCCTTCCAGTTAGCCGCTGATGAAGATAGGCAGAGAGCGTCGGTAAGATTTGTTCCCGCTATCAGCTACGTAGGTGGCGGAGGCTGGTAATGGCTCAGCGTTTTGCCAGTGAGAAAAAGGCGTTTGGCTTCTGTGATCGTTGCGCCTTTCGCTACCCACTGAAAAAGCTCAAGCAGTATGTGGTTCTCGGTAAAATCATAAACCAGCGCGTGTGCCCAGAATGTTGGGAACCGGATAACATTAGGAATTGGGTAGGCATTATAGGCGCACAGAAGGTAGCTAACGATCCGCAGGCACTGCGTAATCCAAGACCTGACACCAATTTGAATGCTTCCAGAGGGTTATTTGCATGGAACCCTATCGCTTCACAACAGGCCGATTTTACGCTTAACAGCGTTTTTGTTACAATTAGCTAGAGGTTACAGATGAAGTACGATGACGTTTCTCAGGATAAGAAAATGATTAAGAAGGCTATGGGCATGCACGATGACCAATTGCATGAAGGCAAAAAGACACGCCTAAAGGGTCTCAAGAAAGGTGGAGTCACCTCTGCTGAAATGAAAAAGATGGGCCGGAATAGGGCTCGTGCCAAGAACCAAAAGAGTAAGTAATCATGAGTACACGTAAAACGGGCGGTACCGCCGAAAAAGTCCCGACTCCAAACACCGCTGGCTACCCAAATGAGAAGCCCAACACTCAGACCGTAAAAGTACGCGGCACGGGTGCAGCCGTCAAAGGCGATAAGTCTTCTACCAAGCTGGGTTAAAAAGTTAAGGGATATTTGACATGAGCCTGACGTACCAGCAGCTTTACGATGCCATTCAGCAATATAGTGAAGTTGACGAGCCCACGTTCAACGCAAACATCCCTAACTTTGTAAAGAATACAGAGCTACTGGTCAACAACACCGTTCAACTCCCAGCATTCAGACGTAATGTTACGGGCGAAGCCACTCAGTTGTTTCAGTACCTCAACATGCCATCAGACTTTTTGTCTGTGTTTTCAATGGCAACCATTGACGCTAGCGGTAACTACACTTACCTCCTGCAGAAAGATGTGAACTACATCCGTGAAGCCTACCCGTTTCCAACGGCTATCGGTGAGCCAAAATACTACGGTCTGTTTAGTTCTACTGCGTTTATTCTAGGCCCGACTCCAGACGTGAATTACACGATGGAGCTTCATTACTACGCGGCTCCGCAGTCTATTGTTGACGCAGGGACTAGCTGGTTGGGCCAGAACTACCCCTCTGTGCTGCTCTGGGGCTCCTTGGTCGAAGCCTCTGTCTTTCTGAAAGGCGAAGCGGATATGACGCAGAACTACCAGAACAAGTATAATGAAGCGATGATGTTGCTCAAGCAGCTTGGAGATGGTAAGAACCGCGAAGACAATTTCAGAACAACCCAAGTTAGAGATCAAGTCGTATGAACGAAGAAAACGAAGCGAACCAGAATATAGAATTTACCCTCAATAGTGTCGCTGTAATGGCAGATCACTTTGAGCCCGACGCAGAATTTGAAATTTCCGAAGAGGTATAAATCATGGCGATCACCCAAGCCTTAGCATCAGCGTTCAAAAGTGAGGTTCTACAAGGCATTCATAACTTCGCCGCTGCGGGTGGCGATACCTTCAAACTTGCTCTTTACACTTCGGCAGCTAACCTAGACTCCACGACTACGGTTTATACGACTTCTGGGGAATCTTCAGGACCGGGGTATACGGCGGGTGGGCAGACGCTGACTAATGTAGGTGTGAGTCTCTCGGGCACCACCGCATTTCTGGATTTTGATGACGTGACATGGACCTCTGCTTCTATCTCTGCGGCGGGCGCTCTGATTTACAATTCTACTGATTCCAATAAGGCAGTAGCGATTCTGAGCTTCGGAGGGACGTACACCTCTACTAACGGCAATTTCCAAGTGACTTTCCCTGCTAACACTAGCAGCACCGCAATCATTATCCTGAATTAAGGGAGCAGCACCGTGCCTAAGATGCAAAATCGGGTCCAAGAGACCACTACTACTGGCGGTACCGGCACGATTACTTTGGCTGGTGCTGTTACTGGATACATTACATTTGCTGCGGGATTCACTACGGGCGATGTGCTCTTTTACACTATAGATAACGGCATTGGCGAGTGGGAAATTGGCATAGGTACCCTTGTTACTACAGGTACACTATCTCGTACTACGGTCATCGCCTCGTCTAATAGCGGTGCGCTAGTCAACTTTTCTTCTGGTACTAAACGAGTATTTTGCTCCGCGCCCACGCGCTCACTGGTCCCCGACCAAGACAGCAAAAGCGGCTACGTCCTCACTACAGACGGCACGAACCCAAGCTGGACTCAGACGCTAAACAGCGTCAACATCGGCAACACAACCGCAGGCACAGGCGCATTCACTACGCTCTCAGCCTCCTCTACCGTCTCTGGTACTGGCTTTAGTAACTATCTCGCTTCACCTCCCGCTATCGGCGGCTCATCCCCTGCGGCGGGTGCATTCACCACGCTTTCATCTTCCAGCACGACGACTGTCGGCACTAACCTTGTTTTCTCAGGCACAGGCAACCGCATCACGGGCGACTTTAGTAATGCGACGATTGCTAATAGGGTGATGTTTCAGTCGAGTGCATCTAACACTCAAACTGTGCTCGGAGTTATCCCAAATGGGACTAGTACATCATCTGCACTTAGTTTAGAAGGAGATAGCGCTGCTGCAAACGGCACAACTCTTCAACTTGTAAATAATATTGGTGGCGCAGGAACGGATTCAAGGATCGTTGCAGGTATTCGCGGCACCGGCACCTATCTCCCCCTAACAATCTACACAGGAGGCAGTGAGCGGGTCAGGATTAGTACGGCAGGCGTAGTCACCATAGGCAGCGCCATCAGCCTCGACCCCACGACAGCGAACTCGTTGGTAGTAAATAGTAGCGGGAATGTCGGGATCGGGACGAGTTCGCCGGGGGCTAGACTTAGCGTACAAAAAAACCAAGACGCATTGACTTATTTTGATATTAGCAACGAAACAAATGGATCAAGCGCGGGTGTTATTCAACGATTTATAACTTACCTTTCGTCAGGGACAGGGACCACATCAGCAGATATTGTTAAGTACAAAACAGGACCGTGGTATTTTGCTAATAACGATGGCCCGATACAAATGCGGGCAAAAACCAATGGCGTTGAATTACTATCTGGCGCAGTAGTATGGACTACGCTTTCTGATGAGACTGAAAAAAGTATCATCGAACCTATTGAAAGTGCAGTAAGTAAGGTTGACACATTACGCTCAGTTATAGGTAGGTATAACACGGACAGCCCCGATGTGCGCCGACCGTTCCTGATCGCACAAGATGTTGAGAAAGTCCTTCCTGAAGCAACCCCAAGAATGACAGATGGAAAACTTGGATTGGACTATTCTGGAACCATTCCGCTGTTAGTAGCGGCAATTAAAGAACTCCACGCCGAAATCGAATCACTCAAACAGAGGATTAACTAATGGCCGATTACAAAGAAACTGACGTCTCCGGGGTTGCATGGCAACGGGCGTATCAAATCCTGATTCTGAACCCACTGGGTCAAGCGCCAACAGTGCGGTATGACGAGGAGCAGGTGATTAACCTCAACAATGAGCAGATCAAGCAATTTGTCGGCAATCTGGGTTACACCGTAGACCCGCTCGGCATCATCGAACTGCGCGATCCAGAAACCCTAGAACTGACCGGCGAAACCATCCCGGTAGCGACGGTGCATGAAGCACTCTTCTCAGACTACATTAACAGAGCGATGGCTCGTGACGATGGGGCTAATCTAGTTCCTCCTGTTGAGCCTGTTGAGCCTGTTGAGCCGGAAGAATAAAACCTGCTACACTACGCGCTCCTATCAACAACAACTCATAGACGACTATGCAGCCTAAAATTGAAATCAGTGTAGAGCTCTTGAACGCGGTCCTGAACTATCTGGGCACCAAGCCTTTCGTGGAAGTCGCAGGACTCATCAATGGCATTCAGGAGCAGGCCAAGGGGCAGTTGCCAGAGACAACGGAAGCGGTAGAGGAATAAGGTTAAGAGGAGGTAGGTATGGTTACATCAAGACAGTGCTTTGCTAAGTGGGGCGACCCTAACACTCGGGAAGACGAGGGCAAATATATGGTGCTGTGGGACGTACCTACCTCGCTTGAAATCGGCGTGATCCCCAAAAGGCTGTACTGCAACCGTGCGATGATCGAGCCATTAACCAAAGCATTCAACAACATCATTAGCCGGGGTCTCATCAACCAGCTTAAAACTTGGGACGGGTGCTTCAATATCCGTAAAAAGAGAGGGGCAACCTCTCAGTCCCTTCATGCGTGGGGTATCGCTATTGATATCAATGCCGCGTGGAATCCCTTCGGGAAAAAGGGCAATATGAGTCCTGAATTGGTGAAATGCTTCACAGACGCGGGTTTTGACTGGGGTGGCACATGGAGTAAGCCCGATTTTATGCACTTTCAATTAGCGAAAATATAAGGTGATGTATGAAAGATGTATTTGGTGTTTCTTTGGCGGAGGCGTCTACGTGGCGAAGCCTAATTGTTTTGCTGACACTGGTTGGCATTGAATTGAGCCCTGAGCAGGCCGAAGCAATCGGCAAAGCGGGGGCAGCGCTGTTTGTAGTTTTCGGAGTGTTCACTAAGCACAAATCGTCCGTAGGCTAGCTGACAGAGACTCGGGGTGTTAGGCTTCTCGGCTATTGCAGACTCGCCCATTGCGGCACCGCGCATTGATGCCTATTTACTCCTAACTTCTCAGAGTCTTAGCCTCTCTCTTTCTTCGGCTGCAGTCACGGCTGCAGCTAACTACGCGCTCTCTTCTCAGTCACTTGTAACGACACTCAACAGCCTGACTGTTGAGGCAGCGGCTCAGTTTGCGCTTAATTCTCAGACCCTAACCACTGCACTCAATGCCGTAACATTAGAGACTAACAACACTTTAGCTCTCGATTCGCAATCTCTCGCTACTACGCTATCTTCCGTAGCTATCTCCGGTGCGGCGGCGGTTACGCTCACTGGGCAAACGCTAACAACTACTCTTAATGCTGTCTCAGTCACAGCAGGTGCAGAAGTCCTACCCACAGGGCAAACCCTCACCACTACGCTCAATTCGGTTACTGTCTCTGCGGCAGCGGGCATAACACCCACGGGGCTCTCCTTCTATGGATATGTTTCGCCGGTTATTCTGAGTGTAGGGGCTACGGTCCCCACTACGGGGTTGATGCTCACATCGACGCTCAATAGTTTCAGAAAGTTCTGGGTAGATATTTTTACCCCACAGATACCTGAGATTCCCTACGATGACTGCTCGATTGGCTCAACGCCGATATGCTACACCCCACCAGAGCCTACAACGCAGGCGACGATTCAGGGAAATTGGAACGAGATAACACTGGATGCGGTAGTAGATGGGCAGGACTGCTCGATTGGGTCACAGCCTATCTGTGTGGGAGTCAACTATACGAATACCGAACTGTTGGTGACAGCAGTGAATGGTGGTGGAGCCATCACGGGAATTTCGATAAAGCACACCTCGCTCTACGATGAAGTCCCACCCAATCCAGCCGTTGTAGTAGCAACAAATGGTGGAGCAAATGCCACGTTCAATATACAATACTCCCAAAATGTAGCGATCAGCGTAGCGATTGCCAACGGCGGCTCTGGGTATATAGTAGGGGATACACTCTTCGTATTAGGAGGGATTGGATACAATCTACCCTCTACAGGCAAATATCCTGCCGCATTGTGGTCCAACATTACAACCACCCAGACCAGCAACTGGGTCAATATACCGACATAAAGGTGCGTAACCATGCCTTCATCATATTCATCTAACCTTAGACTCGAACTCATCGCCTCGGGTGAGCAGGCCAATACGTGGGGCAACACCACCAACACCAATCTAGGCACGTTGCTGGAAAGTTCTATCGCAGGGCGTGTAGAGCTCTCTTCGGGTTGGGTGGCTAACTCACTTACGCTGACGGCGCTCAATGGTGCTAACGATCAGTCAAGGCAGATGTGTCTGGTGGTCCCGGCTATTACGATCAGTGCAGACTCAAACATCGTGGTCCCCGCCAGTGCGGTCACAGCCTCATCGGGCAAGCTATATACCGTCATCAACCGATCAACATCTTATGCGGTCACGATCAAACTCTCAGCCACTACGGGCGTAACGATTCCAGCCAACACGACGAAGACGGTCATCTACAACGGCACGGATTTCCAAGAAGCCTTTACTGCGCTGAACTTCCTTACACTGACAGGCACCCCCACGGTCAACGCACATGCCGTAAACAAAGGCTATGTAGATGGGAAATTTTTCATCAATGCAGGGGCCAATACCGTCACGGGCAACACTACATTTACAGGCACCGTCACTCTGCCCGTAGCGACACCCACAGGCAACCAAGCCACCTCGTACAACTACGTCAATAGCAACTATTTGTGGAAAGCGGCGGGTGAAAGCACTCAGACCATGATCCCTAGGCTGAAATTAACCCAAGCGGCTGTTGATAATGATGATGTAATCACTAAAGGATACGCAGACAGTAACTTTGTAGGGCTCACCACTGTCCAGACGATTTCTGGCACTAAGACATTTTCTACAAATGTCTCCCTAAGTGGCTCCGCGCAGCTTATTCTCCCCAACGCTCCCTTGAGTGGCACTCAGGCTACCAATAAGAGCTATGTAGATGGAGAGATAGCGGCGGCGTCATCTCTAGCCGCGAGCACTTTTGTCCCCCAGACGAGGACCATTACAGTAGGCACGGGGCTTCAGGTCAATGGCACGGCGAGTGCGGATTTGAGTGGAAATATCAATCTTCAGCTTGTTGGAGGAGGTACGGTCACTTCGGTTACGGCAACTTCTCCTTTGACCGCTACAGGCACTACGGCGGTTAATTTGTCCATGAATATAGCCAGCACTTCACAAAACGGCTATTTAACCTCCACGGACTGGAACACGTTTGACGGCAAATGCGATGCTAATGGTTCCAACGCTTCGGGTACTTGGGCCATCAGTATTGCAGGCAATGCCGCTACCGCTACGAATGCAACAAACGCTACGAATGCAACAACAGCCACGACAGCTACAAACGCCACGAATGCGGTAAACGCTACAAACGCCACGAACGCTACGAATGCGGTAAGTGCCACGACAGCTACAAACGCTACGAATGCAAATGCTTTGGGCGGTGTAGCCGCTAGCGGTTACGTACTAAAAACCGGCTCCACGATGACTGGGGCGTTAAATGTTCAGAATAGCGGTTCTCCATCAGGGTATGTTAGTGTTGATACGGTCTTTAATGGCGCTGATTACTTCCCTGCTGTTTTATCTGTCAATACCGCCGCTTCTACCTATAGACCAATAGTATTAGCGCAAATAAGCACTTTAGGCACTTATGAAGTTAGATTAGCCATAGGCACAGGGGGCGCTGTAACGATATCTAACTTAGCTGCTGGCGGTACTGTCTCTGCAGGGGCGGGCACAGGCACACTAACGGTATCCTCAGACCAAAACTTAAAAATAGCTGACGGTTTCATAGAAGATGGCCTCTCTAAAATAGATGCGCTGCAACCTCGTTACTTTTATTGGAAAGATGAAGAGGGTAATGCTAACCTTGAAGAAGGAAGGCAACTAGGTTTTTATGCTCAAGAGGTGCAAGCAGTTAGCCAAGAAGCCTCTCCAACGGGGCAAGGCATATATGATAGAGCGATAATTGCTATGCTGGTTAAAGCCGTGCAAGAACTCAAAACCGAAGTAGAAGCCCTTAAAGGAGCCTAAATCATGCTCCAAAAATTACAGTACCGCCCCGGAGTTAATAGGGAGTCAACATCTCTTGCTAACGAAGGGGGGTGGTATGCCTGCGATAAGATTCGCTTCCGTTCAGGTCAGCCGGAAAACATCGGTGGGTGGACGTTTGCTTCAGATGATGTGTATCTAGGGGCTTGTCGTGATCTGACTGAGTGGGAGTCTCTAGCCAATTCCGGGGTGTCTTTCACTCTGCTGGGCATGGGGACTAACCTCAAATACTACATCGACTCCAACCAAGTCTTTTACGATATCACACCCATAGCAGACTCTTTTGCTGCGGGCACGGTGTCCCTTGATACCATCTATTCAACGCTAGCTTCTTCGATCAGTGCTACTAGCACGGACATTACTCTTGTCTCGGGTACGTCTTTTCAGAGAGCTTTTCCTTTGGTCATCACCATTGGTTCAGAAGATATCTTTGTTCAGAATGTCAGTGGCAATACTCTCACTGGCTGCTCACGAGGCTATAACGGCACTACAGCGGCGGCGTACAATTCAGGCGTTGCTGTCACCAGTCGATGGTTGATCCTTGCGGCTACGGCTCATGGCTCGGGTACAAATAACTTCGTCACTATAGGTGGGGCGACTGCGTTTGGGCCTTACACTGCCGCGCAGTTAAACAAGAACTTTCAGATCAAGGCGTTTACTACCAATTACGTAGCCGTAGATGTTGGGGTACTGGCGACATCAGCTTTGACAGGTCAGGGTGGTGGTGCCATCACTGCAGAGTTTGAGATTGACACGGGTGAGGAGTTTTCTACGCAAGGCACGGGCTGGAGTGCAGGTATCTGGAACTCTATGGTCTACAACGCTGGGCTCACCACGGTAGCGGAAGAAGTAGATAACACTGAGACGACGATCACTTTGACCAATGCTTCGACCTTTCCGGCTTCTGGGTATGCACTGCTTGAATCTGAAATCATTCAATACTCAGGCATAAGTGGTAATGATCTGACCGGATGCACACGCGGAGCGACTTCAAGCACAGCGACCTTCCATCAGAACGGTACGACGATAAGAGGCTTGGTCTATCAGTCAACAACACCTAGCGTAACTAATCCTGTCCGTGGATGGAATACACCCGCAGAGTTTGGTATCAACATCCCCATGCGCTTGTGGAGTTCTGACTCGTTTGGTCAAGACTTGGTTTATAACATTCGCAATGGTGGAGTGTACTATTGGGCGGCGGCTGCTAATCTGGATGATACGGGTGAAGTCACGCTACATAGTGGTGTGAACATTGTTGATCTTCCCGGCGCGGATAGTTGGTCTCCTGAAGTGGGTGCCCATGTCTTTGTCTCTGAAGAACGGCATATTGTGGTGCTAGGCACCAACGACCCCACAGCCACGGAACCTAGCGCTCAAGACCCATTGTTGCTTCGCTGGTGCGAACAGGAAGACCCATTGATCTGGGAGCCAACACCTATCAACACGGCTGGGTTTCAACGCATGGCCTATGGCAGTAAGCTGATTACGGCTGAAAAGACTCGACAGGAAGTGCTGATTTGGAGTGATAGTGCGCTGTATTCCATGCGCTATCTAGGCCCACCCTACACCTTTGGGTTCAACACGATCTCAAACGAAGTCACTCTCGCCGGTCCTAATGCAGTCGTCACTGCCAGCAACATCACGTACTGGATGGGCTTGGAAAAATTCTATGTCTATTCTGGGCGTGTGGACACGCTCCCCTGCAGTCTGCGGCAGTACGTCTTTGATGATATTAACGAGTCGCAGTTGGATCAGGTCTATGCAGGCACCAATGAAAAGTTTAACGAGGTGTGGTGGTTCTACCCTTCGGCTTCCACTATCGGTGTGGACAACCCCACAAACGACCGCTATGTAGTCTACAACTACCTTGAGAAAGTCTGGTACTACGGCCAAATGCCGCGCACCGCTTGGTACGATTCACATATCAGAGCTTTTCCGCTGGCGACCAGTGGAGGCAGACTTTTACTTCATGAGAACGGTGTAGACGACTACACCACCAACCCTCCAACACCCGTTGACTCCTTTATTGAATCTTCGGATTTCGACATCGGTGAGGGTGACAACTTCTCGTTCATAAAGCGCATAATACCGGACGTAGATTTTATTGGATCACTGTCAAATACACCTTCTGTGACGATGACGGTATCGACGAGGAATTTCCCCGGTCAAGGCACTTTCACCTCTACAGATAGCGAAGTAGTTTCCAGTAACAAGGTGTCACTGCAAGTGTACGATTACACGCACCAAGAGTGGATTCGCCTGAGAGGAAGACAAGTTGCCTTTAAGATTAGCAGCAATTCTTTGGGTGTAAAGTGGCAGTTGGGAGTCCCAAGAATCCAAGTGCAGCCAGACGGACGCAGATAAATAGATGAGTAAGTCAGGCAACGTCCCCCCCGCTCCGGTACTCCCGCTAGCTCCGCTAGAGTACGACATTCAGTTTCAGAATAATCTGGTGCGGCTGGTCAATTACTTCATCGAGCAGGTCAACAATCCCGGCGATGTGCGGTGCACGTCATTGGTTGCGGCTAACTTCAACCCGGATGGAAATGCGTTCTCTGCGGCTCTTCCAACCCCTATTGCAGCCACGGCTATGGTGGCTCTTTCGTACTATACTATCGTCACGGTAGGCACTACGGACTTCACACTGGTCGGCGCAGCAGACAACAATCTAGGTACCACATTCAAAACTACAGGTGCAGCGACAGGTACAGGTCGAGTGATTACAGGCTCACCCCACGGCACTATATGGCGGGACACCGCTGCAGACAACACCCTAAAAATTATTCCTTGAGGTTACGATTATGAGTTACGGTGGCATAGGCAGTCTTCTTAGTTCAGTAGGTGGCATGGCCTTGACTCCTGCTTTGGAGACGTATATTCAGGATTATATTGGGGATGTGGACTGGCTAAAAAAGCTCAGCGACGACCCAGAAATGGGAGAAAAAATAGCCAACGTAGCAGGTGGCACTCTAGGCACTCTACTCAGTACCGGACTCAACGCGGGCTTAGGCTACGCTACGGGGGGTAAAGAAGGCGCAGCAGCAGGCGCAGCGCAAGGGCTCATTATGGGTGGCGGTGCAGCCCTTCAGCACGACAAGTTCAAAGAAGCTATGGGTATGGGGGCAGCGGCAGCACCTAACAAGCCTGCACCCGGAACGGCTATGGCTAGCACCTACGGTATAAACGAAGACCCTACAAAGATCACGGGTGCTGAAGCATGGAATGAAGCTGCTAGGAAAGCGCCTGTACAAATAGGAAACACCTCGACAGCAGCCTCCGTACCAGAGGTTTCAAAAACGGTTGAAGTGACAGACAACACGAAGCCGGAAACGTCCGCAGATGACAAGCCCGGATATTTTGAATTAGCAGGCAAACTGGGGCTACCGGCTTGGACTATTGGTGCTGGGCTTGGCAGTTCTATGGCTTACGCTAACAGGCAAGAGGAAATTGCGCGAAAGCTGGAAGCTGAGAAAGCAGCAGAGGCTGCGAAAATGCAGGAGTTCTACTCAATGCTAGGTGATTTATATCGCCCTGCGTATGCTGAGGGTGGTGGACTGACAGTCTCTTCCAATGCGGGGGCTCCTGCTTCTGTAACCTTTCCTGATTGGTTTATAGATGAGTTTGCGGGTACGGGTGGGTTAGGTAGTTATGCTTCAGGAGGGTATATCAACACCGAGCCGATGGACCCTGATACTGCCTATCCTCAGTCGATGATTCATAGGGCACAGCCCTATCCAGCCGCATCTCCCATACCGCACGAAGTTGTCAGTATGGAGAAAGGAGGTTTGCTAGAAGGCGAAGGATCGGGGATGAGCGATGATATACCCGCTAATATAGATGGAAAAGAGCCTGTACGAGTAGCCGATGGGGAGTATGTAGTGCCTGCGAATATCGCGGAACGCTTTGGTGAAGAACGCTTACATGCTATGATGAACAAAGTCCGTAGCGCAGCCCATGCTAAAAAAGGTAAACAAATTGTCGAGAATGCAGGCAAGCGGGCATTCATTCAAACCATGAGCCGAGTCAAAGCGTAATGAGCACAGAAGTTGCACCCGGATATGTTATCCATGAGTTTGGTCTAAAGCTGCAAAAGGCTCTAGCTGATGGAGAAGTCAATCCGGGTGTACAAGAGATTACTCACTACCAGACAGATGACCTCTATGGCAGACGATGCCGCATACCTTCGGGCACCGTTGGAGCTACACTCGTTCACAAGTATGACCACATAGCCATCTGCCTGTCGGGGACTGTGGTGCTAGTAGATCAGAACGGGGAGAAGCAGACTATCACCGCTCCTGCTGTAGTCATCACAAAAAAAGGCACACAACGGGCAGTCCTCGCTGTTACAGATGTTGATTGGGTAACTGTCCATCACTGCGAGAACCAAGACTTGGACAACATTGAGAGTATTCTGGGATGTAAGACAATGGCTGAGTACCAGAATCTACTGACGCATACGGAGCACTAACATGTCGCTATTTGGATCATTGGCTGCAATAGGTACAGCTATTTCTTCTGGTATCGGAGCAGCAGTGGGAGGGGCAGCTACAGCGGCGG